GGGCAAAAAAAAAAAGCCAAAGGTCATCCGTTTCTCGGACTTCGCGGTGCGCGAAGACCTTGTGCAAGAGGTCAGGAAGGCGATTCCTATCCCGCGCCCTGTGGTCGTCCAATCCGTCGAGGACACCGAGGACGAGGAATTTATCGTTATCAACTTGCTTGGGCTGATAGATGACTGATGTCGATACGTTGAGCGCGGAAGCCATTTTGGGCGATGACGCGGACAAGTTTTTGCGCTCGGATCTTGGAAAAGTCGTGATCGGCCTTGCGATTCAGGAAGCCGAGGAAGCCAAGGAAGAATTTAAGACCGTGAATCCGGAGGACAGCAAGCGTATCCGCGAATTGCAGGCAATTATTTGGCGTGCGGAATCGTTTGAAGGCTGGCTGCGTGGATTGGTGGTCGAGGGCGAACAAGCCCTACAAAGTTTGCAACATGATGAGGAAGCTCGATGAGCGATAAGCGGAAGCAGGCGCAGCAAGAACGTCGGTCGCGTGAACGTGAAATGGCGGCTGAATCAGCAGCAGCAGCGGCAGAATCGGCGGCGGAAGCATCGACCGATCCGGTTGGTTCTGAATCGGATGCTCCTGAAGATGCCATGCCTACGGTCGACCATTCTGCCCGTATGGCGCAGCTGGAAGCCTTGCGAAACAAGCCCGAGGACATGGACCAGTACATCCGCGAAGAGTCCGAGGACACGCCCGCAGAGCAGCCTGTAGCCGAGAATCCTGCGCCTAAAGCGCCGACGCTTGAACCTACCGCTACGTCTGAACCCGAGATGGTGACGGTCAAGATCGATGGGGAGGAGCAGAGCGTAACCAAGGCCGATGTGGATGCCTTGGGCGGCGTGGCTGCGTACCAGATTCATAAAGCCGCCGAGAAGCGGCTTGCTCAGGCCAACCATGAAAAGCAGGAGATGGCCAAGCTGCTGGAGCAAGCGCGGGTCATGTTTGAGTCTGCAAAGCCTAAGGAGCCGGTTAAGCCGCCTGAAGAACTGCTGAAGGAAAAGGTGCAGCAGATCCAATTCGGAACGCCGGAAGAAGCCGCGCAGGCGTTGCAGGAGATTCTGGCGTCAAACACTAAGCAAGTGGACGCGAATCAAGTTGCGGCTCAAGTGATGACGCAGATCCAGCAGAACACGGCGGCGCAACAATTCGCGCAACGCAATCAGGACATTCTGCAAAATCCAGTATTAGTAAAACTTGCATTAGTACTGGAACGTGATAAGCTAAACAAATCACCGCCTTCAGATTGGAATCGTTTTTACTCCGATCTGGAGGCAGAGTTTCGGAACGCGATCGGCAAACCTGTTACCACGCAGACGCCATCAAGTTCAACGCCGCAATCCGGTCAGCCTACCAGTGGCCTGGATGCCAAGTTGTCGCGCAAGGACAACATAGTGAACCTTCCGACTGCTGCTGCACGAGTGGCTGCACCGGAACCGGATAAACCACTATCCCGCGAAGATCGCCTGAATCAGTTACGAACGGCGCGGGGGCAACCAGTAGGGTAGACCTATCATGTCTGGTCAAATCTTTGCTACGGGTTCGCTCGGGGGCTTGTTCGACGGTAAGAACCTTACCGACGAGCTTCTCAAGGGCAATATGGCGACCCAGAAATTCCGCCAGTACGCGGACATCAAGAACGCCTGGAATACGAAGCGCAGCGGTGAAACCTTCACGTGGGATCTGGTGCCGATGATGTCTCGCGGCGACCGTACCCTCGCGGAAACGTCGACCATCCCGCAAGGGAACACCACGGTACTGCAAGGCACGCTCACGATTTCCGAGCGCGGCTTTAGCGTCCCGTATACCGGCAAGCTCGAAAAGCTCGCACAAATCAGCGTGCGCAAGCCGATCATGGATGTGCTCAAGTACGACTCGCAGTGCGACTTGGATGCGCTGTGTCATGCGCAATTCAATCGCACCGTTCTGCGAGCCGTGGGCACCAGTTCAACCGCTTTCGTGCTGACCACAAACGGCACGGCGACGGCGACGAACTCCATTGCGTTCAATAGCACGCACGCTAAATCCATGACCGATACCCTCAAGGATCGGAACATCCGACCCTACACGGGCGAGGATTACATGGCCATTGCGCGACACTCGGCCTTGCGGACCTTCAAGAACAACCTTGAAGACCTCTACAAGTACACCGAGCGCGGGATTACTCAAGTGTTCAACGGTGAAATTGGCCGTTACGAGCAGACCCGCTACGTCGAGCAGACTTCGGTGCCCAGTGGTGGCGCGGCTAATAGCACGACCTTCAGCGCGTATACCAATACGTCGGACGCTTGGGATAACGGACTTTCCGATTGGATTTTCTTCTTCGGGGCCGACACGGTAGCGGAAGGCGTGAATACGCCGGAGGAAATCCGATTCAAGGAAGTAACGGATTTCAACCGTTCTAAGGGTGTGGCTTGGTACTACCTCGGCGGATTCGGGCTTGCCCGGACTACGGAGAGTGAAGCCACTGTCATTAAATGGGACTCGGCGGCTTAAGGAGCGATCATGGCTGACTTTAATTACGATTCTCCGCAGTATAACGTTCGGCAATTCACCGCCTTTCGTCTGCCCGCCACCACGGCTTCTACCCCGGTGCTGAAGTACGTTACGCACTGCGCGATGAAGATCAAACGCATTACCGGCATCGTCTTCACTGCCGGGACCAATGCGAGCGCCGGTTACGATATCTACAACGGAACAACCTCCGTTGGAGCCGTAACATTTGGCACTGGGACGGCCAACACGGTCGCCTCGCTCACTCAAGACATTTCGCTCTCTTCGGCGGGTTGGCTTGAGTTTCGCACGAAGGCCAACAGTGCGACGATGGTCGTGGATGCGACCGTCGAGTTTGAAACGCCATACCCGGCAGACCTGACCGCTTAACGGCCAACCGGGGGGCGCAATGCCCCCCGATCTCTATGTGGGGTACGCATGACTTGGGACATCAACGCTCCGCAGGGTAACGAAGCAGCCAAGATCCGATGGGAGCTTGTGCCGTATACCCGAGGTCGTGTCCTCGATATTGGTTGTGGCCCGTGGAAGACGTTTCCTCATTTCATCGGCGTTGATAACGGGCATCACTTCGGCATGCGTGGAGTCAATCTCCCCGTAGAGTCCGCAGAAAGTTTGCCGCTTGTGGCGAGTCAATCGTGCGATGCGGTTTTCTCGTCGCACACCTTGGAGCACATCCAAGACTACAAGGCGGCGCTGAAAGAGTGGTGGCGAGTCGTCAAGATTGGCGGGCATCTGTGCCTGTACCTGCCGCACAAACTGTTCTACCCGAATTGCGGTGAGCCTGGGGCCAACCCGGATCACAAGCACGACTTTCTGCCGCAAGACATCATCGATGCCATGAAGGACATTGGCGGATGGGATCTGCTGCGCAAGGAAGAGCGCAATGCCGACGACGAGTACAGCTTCTACCTCGTCTTCAAGAAACTAAACGGTCAGAAGCATCGGTACTCGTGCGACGAACCGAAGCCTGCCAAGACGTGCGCGGTGATCCGCTATGGCGCGTTTGGCGATCTGATTATGACTTCCTCGATCTTCCCGTTGCTGAAGAAAGAGGGCTATCACGTCACGCTCTACACCACGCCTCGCGGGTTGGAGGTCGTGCAGAACGATCCGCATATCGATGCCGTGATCCTTCAGGACACGGACCAAGTCCCGAATGAAAACCTGTTCGACTTTTGGGGTAACGAAGAGAAGAAATACGACCGCTTCATCAACCTTTCGGAATCGGTCGAGGGAACGCTGCTGACGCAGCCTGCGCGCATTGGGGCCAAGTGGCCGATCAATCTGCGGCGCAAGTTGTTCGACAAGAACTATCTGGAATTCACGCACGACATCGCGGATCTGCCGCATGTGTTTGCGCCCAAGTTCTACCCTTCGCCGCAGGAAGCCGATTGGGCGCGTCGAGAGTCGTCCAAGATCGGTAAGTTCATCCTCTATTCGTTGTCCGGATCGTCCATTCACAAAGCATGGCCGCACATGGATGCGTTGCTTGCGCGGCTGATGATGCACACCGACTACAAGGTGGCGTTGACCGGTTCCGACATGGATCAGATTTTGGAAGAGGGATGGGAGAACGAGCCGCGCGTGCTCAAGCGTGCTGGCGTGTGGACGATCCGAGAAACGATGGCGTTGCTACCGCATGCGGACCTTGTCATCGGCGCGGAAACGGGCGTGCTCAATGCCGCTTCCATGCTGCCCGTTCCTAAGATTTGCACGCTCTCACATTCAAGCGTTGAGAACCTGACGAAGCACTGGAAAAACACCACGAGTCTCGTTCCACGTGGAACCCATTGTTACCCATGTCACATGATGCATTACGACTGGAGTTCCTGCACCAAGGGGCCAATTGGCGTGGCGCTGTGTCAGGAGAACATAGGCATTGAAGAAATGTGGGATGCGGTGACGAAGATCATTCGCTCAAAGGTCGCGGCATGAAGGGTGAGCTGTTTTTTGTCCACCACGACAAGCACGGAACCACGCAACGTCTGTGGTTCAACGATATGGGCGCTTTCTGCCGGTGGCTTAAGGAAGGCAAGCGCCGCATTGCCATTGAGGCCGATGGCGACGTGTTGCTGATTAGGGATCTGTAATGGCGACATCCGGTAGCGTCGACTACAACGCGACGAGAGACAACGTTATCCAAGAGGCGTTGGAAAACCTTGGGCAAATGCAGCCCGGAGATACCACGTCTTCGTCTTCGTTTACGGATTTTTCTGCGTCAGTAGCAAGGCGTCTGAACAACATCGTAAAGCAGTACGCGCACCCTACGGACGGCTCGGCAGGCATACAGATTTACCACGTTAAGCGCGCGTATCTGTTCTTGCAAAAGGGGCAGGCGCTTTACAGTTTAGGGCCGACGACTACGGCGACCGGCGAGACGAACAAGTGGGCGACGAGCTACGGGTCTACCACGATCAGCGCGGATGAAGCCGCGGGGCAAACGGTGCTGACCGTCGTGGACAACGGCACGATTACGAACGGCGACCGGATCGGAATTCTTCTTGATACGGGCTACATGCAATGGACGACCGTAAACGGAGTTCCTACGGACAATGGCGCGACGATTGACGTAACCGTTGCAGTGGCGCTTACGAGTGCGGCAGCGGCAGGACAGCGCGTGTACTGGTATACGCCAGCCAATCAGGGGCGGCGACCGCTTGAAATACTGAGCATGCTTGGACGAGACTACAGGAACCGGGATCGTCAGTTGTCATCCATGATGATGAACGACTACGAGGCGATTACCGAGAAATTCACCGAAAGCACGGTCACGAGCTATTACTACGAGCAGACGTTGACCGATGGGACGCTGCGTTTTAATTGCGCCGCTGACGACCCGACCGAAGTAATCGTCGTCACGTACCGTTCCGTGCCGGAAGATTTGGACGCAGCGGGCAACGATATTGACTTCGACCAAGTATGGATTCGTCCGCTCGGATGGGCGCTGACTCTGGACGTATGCGGGCTATTCGGTCAGGAATCTCGTGCGGCGTATTTCAAGACGATGCGAGATGAGGCGCTGGCGATTGCACGGAATGCCAATCCTGAGACGAGCAATCTCTACTTTCAGCCTGGGGATTCTGAATGACATCGCCGGTAAACAAGCATGCCAATTAATCAGGCGTTGGATGTGGCGGCAGAACTTCGCGTGCTGCGCGATACGCTGAAGCAGAAGCAGGACGAGCTTGGCGACGTGAATGCTCGGCGTGCGTTGCTGCAAGCGGACATTGCCTCGATCCAAGCGGCGATCTTGCTTAAGCGCACCGAACTCCGCACGGCGAGTTCCGATCTATGAGAATTCCGCTTATCGGATCGCTTGCCAGCCGTGACTCCACGAACACGGCGCTTTACGGAACCGGCAAGGATCAGTCATTCAAGGACTGCACATTCACGGTCTATAAGAACGGCGTTAGCGGGCGCACTACGCCGCGTGTCTACGGTCGGCAGTCTAATGCAGTGGCGGGCTATCCTGCGTCGGCTTCTGGTGCGGGGACGGCGATTCGGCAATGGCGCTATCAGTCCGGTCTTCCGATTACCGCATTCGGCTCCACCAACAGCACGATCTACAACACGTCCGCGAGCCTGGGGACGATTACCGGGCAGGCGAAGTTCATTGACGAAGCCTTCGCGTCTGTGGCAATTCTGCTGATTTCTAGCAGTGATAAATCGGCGTGGTATTACGCTTCGGACGCGGGCACGGGTTCGCCGACGTTCACGGGCGACTTGAACAGCAGTACGTCGATCACGAACGTCGTCAGCACCGCAGGCGTTTACGTGGGGCAGACGGTCACGCACGCGAACATTCCTGCGAACACGGTAATCACGGCGATTGTTGGAAATACCATCACGATCTCCCAAGCGGCGACGGCTTCTCCGCCTTCGCAGACGATCACCCGAACTCCGATTGCGAAGATCCTCGATACGGAGTATCCGGGCAACGCCACGCCTAGCCGAGTGCCGACCGGGAGATTTGCGGCGTTGGATGGCATCGCCTATCAGATGGACACGGCGGGTCAGATTTGGGGCAGCGACATCAACAACATCGCGTCCTATGGCCCGCTAAATTTTATTTCGACGCAGGAAATAGCTGACCTTGGCATTGGATGCGCGCGATATGGTCCGTATCTCATTGGTTTTTCGTCGTCCTCTATAGAAGTGTTTAAGAACACAGGAAATCCTGCCGGAAGTTCACTATCGCGGGAGATCGGAGGAACATCGCTCGTCGGATGCGTGAACCAGTACGCATACTGCGAGTTCGGCGATACGGTCGCGTTTATCGGCAAGGAGCGCGGGCTACCTGGGGTGTACCTGATGGAAGGACTGAAGCCCCGGCGCATCTCCGACCAGACGATTGATGCGTGGTTGACGGCTACGGATTTGACGAATGCGAGGCTTAACGTGCTGTCGTCCTACGGCGTGCCGGTGCTCGCGGTGACCTCCGGGGCGAATGCGACGAGCTGCTACGTGTGGCATTCAAACGTCAATATGTGGCATCCGTGGGCGCTTGAATACGGCATGACGCAATCGGACACGACTGATAGTCCGTCTGCGCACGGGTCGCGGTTTGTCGGTTCAGATTCAACGCAGGCCGTTGTGAATGCCGCCGCTCCGGCATCTGGAACGATACAGACGGGCGAGATTGATTTAGGAACGTCAAATCTCAAACGATTTGACCGACTATCGATTGTTGGGGATCAAGCGGCCTCTACGTTGAATCTCAGCGTGTCGTGGTCGACGAACAACTACAAGAACTTTTCCACACCAAGAACTATAGATGCGAGCAAGAAAACTCAGCAACTTAACGGGCTTGGCGTAGGCAGAGCGATCTCTATCAAGATTACCGGGCTTTCTGGTGTATCCAGTAGGCCACATGGTATCGAGGCGATTGATCTTGAAGTGGCGAAGGGGTCGATATGATCGCGCTCGACGGCACGACGATCTCGCTGCAAGTCGTTCTAGCGGGCGCGGTGACCACGAACGAGGCGCAATGCTACTGCGTTTACTACGACGTTCTGTCGCAAACCAAGTCCGGTACGGAAGAATACAAGCGGGCATCTAACGTACAGACAACCAGTGGTGCAACGGCTGTAACAGCGGTCGCGTCTCCGGTGAACACGAACGTTACGCGAATGATCGAGCACATCTGCGTCTACAACCACGACACGGTTAGCGTTACGGCGACCGTTCAGGTTTACAACTCGACGGGCACGGTGACGACGCGATTGAAGAAATCTGTGATGACCGCAGGGCAGAGTCTAGTTTACGAGCACGGCGCAGGCTGGCAGGTTCTTTAGGGGTACACGATGAGCGAACGTCAAGAAGACAAGCGGGAACAGGAACGAGTGCGAAGGCTCGCGGAGTTTTCTCGTCTATGGCAGGGCGTCGATCCTGCGGCCATCGAGCGGCGTGTAGACCAGGGATTACCGGCCGGATTTGGTGCTGAGTTCGAGTCGTATGTACCGGGTCAGACGTTGACCCCTCAGCAGGTGCAATCAGTGCTTGCGAATCTGACCGGCTCTGCACCCAACACACGCGGCGTTGAGGGTGGCGCGGGACTAACGCTCGATAGCTATATGGCCGATCCACGGGCCGCGATCAAGGTGGAAAACGGGCAATACGTTTTCCGTCCTGAACTCGCGCAGGGTGATTATTTTGGAATCAACCCGACCGGATTCTGGGATGGGATGGGACCGGCTGCGTTGGCAGTTGCACTTGCTGGCGGCTTGCCGATGCTCACGTCAATGGGCGTTCTTGGTGGCGGGGCGGCAGCAGCGGGTGCTGGCGAAACTGGAATCGGCGGATGGGCGGGCGCAATCGGCGAGGGCGGCACGTTATCCGGGGTATCTGACCTGGGATGGAATGTGGCCGGGCTTGCGGGTGAAGGTGCTGGTGCCGGGGCCTTGGACGGTATCAATTGGGCGTCGGACATTTTCAACCCGGATGCGCTTTCCACGTTTACCGGGGATACGTCAGCCGGGTGGAATGTTGCCGGAACTTCGGGCGGGACGGGTGGCATCGCTGATGGTATCAATTGGGCATCCGACATTTTCGATCCGAATGCAGCGTCCGGGTTTACCGGGGATGCTTCTGCCGGATGGAATGTGGCTCAAACCGCAGGCGGAACGGGCGGGGCGGCTGGTTTGGCGCAGACCGCTGCCCAACAAGCCGCCAAAACTGGCCTATCCAAAGTCCTGAAAGACACGCTAGGTATCGATGTCGATTCGTCTACGCTGGACCTGATCGGCAAGGGCTTGGGGCTTGGCTTAGGCGTGTACGGGTCCAATAAGCAGGCAGATGCGGCCAAGGATCTTGCTTCGCAGTACATGGGGATGGGCGCACCGTACCGGGCAGAGTTGGCGAACCTGAACGCCAACCCGTCATCGTTCTACGGCTCAGACATTTTCCAAGGCGCGTTGCAGCAGGGGTCAGATGCGCTTTCACGTTCGTTGTCCGCAAAGGTCGGAAATCCGATCCTGAATCCGACCGCGTTGCAGGAAATGCAGAACTACACCACGCGCGGCAGTCTGGATGCGTTTAACACGCGCTGGAACCAACTGGCGAGCGCAGGGCAGCTTGGCGTGAGTCAGGCGGCACCACTAGGGCAGCAAGCCAATGCCGCGTCCGGGAACACGTACAACGCGCTTGGAGCGGGCTTGCAGTCGGTATTTGGGAACCAGCGGGATTACGCAGCGGAATTCATGGATCTACTGAACAAGCGCGAATCTAGAGTGGGTTCAGGGCAAAGCGGTAATGTGTTTAATTTGCCGTAAAGTGAGGTAGCGTGATGGCTGACGTACTTTCCCAAATCCCAGGACTTGCGGGCTATCTGGCGATGCAGAATCAGCGTCGACAGGCAGCGGCGCAAGAGTTCCAAAACGTCTCCGGACTTGCTGCTGCATTACGACAGCAGGAACAGGCAGACCGAGAAGCGCAGATGGCTCCGCTGAAAATGCAGGCATTGCAGGCAGAACTTCAGGAGCGAAACCTTGCCATGCAAGCGGCGCAAAAAAAACAAGAATTCTTCTCGCCCCGGAACATGGAGCAATACATGACGCCAGGACAGCCTGCCGTTGCTCCGGGTCAAGGTGTAACCGGCGGCATGGACGAAGGCGGGCTTGGGCAGATGCTTGGCGTTGGACCGACTGAGCAGGGCGCACCGGCAGCGCAACCGGGTGTTGCACCGAGGCTTGATGTTGACCGCCTCATCGCTGGCGGCGTGTCTCAAGGCGTGCTGAATCCGGAGGCGATGATTAATCGTCAGTCTCAAATCGAGCAGCGGATGGCCGACAGAGAGGCGCGGCGTCAAGACATGCAGATGCGGTTCGATCAAGAAAATAGAACGCTTGCTGAAAGGCAGGCATTTGAGGCGCAACAAGCGCGGGAGCGAGCTTCCGATAGAGAGTACATGCTCCGCGTTGCGGCGTCATTGCGTCCTTCTGGTGGTGGTGGCGGCGGCGAAAAACTCAGTGTTGTTCAGACTGACCAAGGGATGATGCTCACTGATGGTCGCGGCAACTTCCGTCCGGCAGTGGGTCCAGATGGAAAGCAATTGCGAGCGCCGGTCAGTGCTTCCGAAGCAAGAGTACAGCGCGACCTTCAGAAGCAGGAAGTTAGAGACGAAGGAATCAAGTCTCGATTAAATCTCGTTCTAGAAAAGGTCGATGAGGCATTAAAAAACACTGGAATTCTGTCGGCAGGCTTTATTGGCGGGACTATGGCCGGAATTCGCGGCACACCGGCTTACGACCTTGAAAAAACAGTGGACACGATCAAAGCCAATATCGGCTTCCAAGAACTGCAAGCCATGCGAGACGCAAGCCCGACAGGGGGTGCTCTTGGGCAAGTGGCGGTGAAGGAATTGGATATGTTGCAGGCAACGCTTTCCTCCATTGAGGTCGGTCAAAGTCCTGCGCAGTTGAGAAGCAATCTCTTAAAGATAAAGACGCATTATCAGAATTGGCTGAAAACCCTAGAAAAGCCAAAGACCGCCGATGAGACCAATACTCCTGGGCGAACCAATTCCCCTGGGGCTGTGCCAAGAATTTCCAACGATGCTGATTACAACGCGCTTCCAAGTGGGTCGCAGTACATCGCCCCGGATGGAAAGACTAGGACGAAACAATAATGGCTGCTTGGGAAAACGATCCTATCGTACAAAGCACGCCACAATGGGCTTCTGATCCGGTTGTCGAGCAGGAAGCGCCGACTGCTGCGCCTGCTGCGGTAGAACCGACCCGCGTGGGTGATACGTCTGTCCTACAGCAAATCGTCGACACGCTACTGAAGAGAACGCAGGAGACGGCCAATCTTGGCGCGGGCGCTATTCGTGGCGCTGGTTCCATTGGATCAACCATCCTTGCGCCTTACGACATCGGCAAGGATCTGTTGGCTGGGAAAGGGTTTTCCCTGGAAAGCAACAGACTCCGCAGGGCTGGTATTGATGAAGGGTTGCGAAGTCTTGGCGCTGATCCTCAGTCCGGTGCTTACCAAGTGGGAAAACTAGGTGGCGAAGTAGCTGGAACGCTAGGCGCAGGCAGTGCTTTGGCTGGTGGCGCACGTTTGGCCGGAGCTAGCCCCGCAATTGTCTCTGCGTTGCAAACTGGCGGAATGACTTCTAGCGCAGGAAACGCAGCGACAAATCTTGGTGCTCGTATTGGCGGCGGAGCAGTTACCGGCGCAGTTTCCTCCGGCATGGTCGACCCTGAAAACGCAGCAACAGGCGCGGCGATTGGCGGCGCTTTCCCCGTTGTTGCGAAGGCAGCAAACGCCATCATGGGCGGCATGCGTCATCTGATCGGACTTCAATCCGGTGCCGGTGAAACTGCATTGAGCACCGCATATTCCGCAGGGAAAGCCGGGGGAAGCACGGCGCAGAAGTTCACGGAAAACATGCGAGGCAAGAACCCGGTTGCAAGCCAAATGACAGAAGTTCTTGATGATGCCAGAAAGAACCTCGCAACTATGCGTCAGATAAAGTCTGACGAGTACGTTCGCAACATGGCTCCGGTGAAGGGAAATACCAGCGTTATCGATATGACGCCGATAGATCAATCCGTAACTCGTGCGATTCGCCAATACACATTTAAGGGTCAGGCAAAAGACCCGAAGGTGTTGGAAAAATTGCAGGAAGTAAAGCAGATTGTTGACGATTGGAAGGGTCTCGATCCAAATCAATTCCATACTGCCGAAGGACTGGACGCATTAAAGCAGCGCATTGGTTCAGTGATGGAATCTGTGCCATTCAATGAAAAGACGGTACGCAAGGCGATTGGCGGCGTGTATCGGGATGTGTGGGGGAACATCCAAGCCAAAGCGCCTGAATACGCTAAGGCAATGCGTGACTATGAGACCGCAGCAGGGCTCATCGACGAGATTGAGAAAAGCCTATCCATAGGACAGCGGGCATCTGCTGATACGGCAATGCGCAAGTTACAGTCTGTCCTTCGGAACAACGTGCAGACGAATTACGGTGTTCGGGCTGCTGCAATGACAGAACTGGAGCGTCAGGGCGGGCGCGAACTTATGCCTGCGCTCGCAGGACAAGCCCTGAACCAGTGGACTCCTAGAGGCATGCAACGCGCGGCAAGTTCGGTGATGTCTGGTGGACTTGCTATGACTGGAAACGTCCCGGCTGCGGCGGCTCTTGCTGCCATGTCATCGCCTAGAATCATGGGCGAGGGAGCTTACATGGCCGGGCAGGCCAGTCGATACATGAGTCCTTTAGAACAAGTTTTGTATCAATCCGCCCCGGTTGTTGGGTCGCAGTCCTCGCAGTAACCAAAGGAGTCAGCAAGTGATCGACCGCCACAAGGAGAAGTCCAATGATTGAGGAGGCGCAGGCGTCGATTGCGGCGGTAATCGAACGGGCCAAAGATCCTACGTCCTATTCGTGGATCACGTACTCATGGGTCGTCATCTGGTCCGTGCTCGGTGGTCTGGTGTCGTGGTACGGGAAGATTAAAGCAGGTCATGCGCGTCCGTTCAACTTGGCCGAATTGCTTGGCGAGATTGCAACGTCTGCGTTTGCGGGCATCACGACGTTCTACATCTGCGAGTGGGGTAAGGTCGACCCGCTGTTGTCGGCGGTATTCATCGGCATTTCCGGCCACATGGGAACGCGGTTCGTGTTTTTCATGGAGCGGGTGCTGGAGAAGAACATGTCCGCACGGTTTGGGATTGGGGGTGAGAAGTGAACCGAGACGAACTCCGCAGCATGCTGGTGCTCCACGAAGGTCTGCGACTGTTCCCGTACAAATGCACGGCGGGCAAGGTGACGATTGGCGTCGGCCGCAACTTGGACGACGTGGGGATCACGCAGGCCGAAGCGTTTGCGCTGCTCGAACACGACATCGATACCGTCGAAGCCGATCTTGACCGGACGTGGCCGTGGTGGCGGCAGATGACGGACGCTCGGCAACAGGTGCTTGCGGATATGTGTTTCAACCTCGGGCTAGGACGGTTGAAAGGATTCGTTAACACGATTGCGGCGATGAAAGCAGGCAACTACGAAGAAGCCTCAGAGGGCATGCTGTCTAGCCTGTGGGCGCGGCAGGTAGGCGTAAGGGCGCAGCGGTTGGCGAAGATGATGAGGGAAGGGTGACCGCCTCCTGCATGCTCGCAAGCTGGCTCTCGTTCCTTGTCGGAATCGGTGCCGGTGCGATCCTGCTGGCCATCGTGCTGGCGGTCGTGGATAAGGCGATGCGGAAGTGATCGGCCTAATCCCACTTCCCTACCGTATCGGCATCGCAGCCGCTCTAGTCGGCATCCTGTGCGTGTCGTCCTACGTCGCCGGGCGCAATGAAAGGATATTCCATGCCTAATAACTCCGGTGGGCTTTTAGGTTTGTTTGGGTTTCAGTCGACCCCTGGTGGGGCGGCAACAGGCTACCCAAATATATCTCGACCTGGGATGTTGTTTTCCGCGCTTGGTCAGGAAAAACGCAGTCCATATCCAAGTGAATCCGCGTACTTCAAAGCTAACCCAACAGTAGGAGGAATGGCCACGGAAGACGGGAAAGTGACCATCAATCCATTTTCACCGTTGTCTCAAGTCGAGCGACAGCACGTTGCAAACAATGAAGCGTTGCGGCTTCTTTTGCGGAAGGCTTCTCCGCTAAGTTTTCAGCTTACCCCAGAACAAAATGGGTTGCTGTCTACGACGACATACGCAAACGCATCTGAGCAAGATCGGCGCGCGACTATTCTCGCTCGCCTATTAAGCGGCGACCCATCTGCGGGCCAAGCCACACCAGAACAAACGTCCGGGTTGCTCCATGTGCTGTTGAATGCAAAAAGATGATCCCGATACCCGCATGGGCGATCAAAATCGGCACCCTAGCACTCGCCGCGGTCGCGGCGCTGTGGTGGGCGTACGACGCCGGACAGGACTCCAAGAAGGGCGAACTTAACGCGGTGATCGAGTCGCACAGGATCGCGGCGGCGCAGGCTGCGGGCAGGGAAGCCGAACGCCTGCGCATGTGGACGAACGCGGTCAAAGTGTCGGGAGAAAAGTATGCAGAACGTGCCAAGATCGCTGATTCTAGCTTCGATGCTTCTCTTGACCGGCTGCGCAACGCCTTTAACAGTGTCAAAGGAGTGCGCTTTGCCGCCCCCGTTGCCGGAGAGTGTCCAGGCCCAAGCGGACCGACAGGGGCCGAGCTACTCGGAATGGGCGAAACCCTTGCTAGACTGGTTCGTGAGGCAGATCGAGATCGGGCCGCGCTAGCTAGTTGCGTGGCGGCGTACCCGCGTTAGTCGCGTCCAATACTACCGAATAGCCCCGCGCCGTTCCTAGCGCACAGGGCGATTCTTCGCGATAAAAGTATTGGACAGCGGTTCGTGTTTCCATAATCGAATCAATGCCGTTGCTGCGTTTCGGTCAAGAACTGCGGCAGTATTTGCGGCGAAAAAAATGTTCTACGTATCAACGCCTTGCGGGCGTGTTTCTAATCTGGATCGCACAATGTCTAATACTCTGTGCTGTTTCGGAGAAAACAGTCGCCACAGGGCGGCTTCACCGTAAGCATTCATGGCGAGGTTTGCCAAGACGCACACGACGCGGCAATTGTCAGGCTCATACCCGCGATTGCAATCTATCCGGTCGAGGCTCGGGGCAAACGGCCTGCGTCCGTTTACCAATTCCATTGAGAACAGCGCGCCGGAGACTGCGCAGCGCCAGTGTGACGCTTGCAGCAATGTCATCACTTCGTGCTTTGTAATGGTGAATGGCAATCGCCTGCGCCCCTTGGCATTGCTTTTTGCCCGACTGAAAGCGCGCTGACACATCGTGGTTGCCTCTTCTACGTAGGCAGGGGTCAGGATCGCTTCTTCGCCCATCTCCCGATCAACATCGGCCGTAGAATTGCCAAGCCGAATCCATTTCCCGGACAGAACTCGGTAGTACGCGCCGTGGCGGAAATACACTCCACGCGGGAGGCCGGGATTATGCTTTCTTGGTCTTCCCATTTATGACTCGTCCAAAACTCGGCCCCTGCACGACCGGAGTTTTCTTGCTTCGCAGGTAACGCTTGGTCATCGCGGGCGACGTGTGGCCAAGTAGCGCAGTGGCATTTATACCGGCTTCCTCTGCGGCGGTAGCGGACATCGCGCGTATGTCGTGAATGTGCGCGTTCGGCACGCCAGCAGCAGCTACGGCGCGATCCCAGGCATCGCGTACGGCCCAATAGGTCGGCGGCTTGCCTTTGCTGCCGTGGAGCAAGGTGAAGGCTCTGACGTTGCCGTGCAGGGACTTGGCACGGTCGACCGCATCCCGAAGTTCGGGTGTCCAGCCGAGCACGAGCTTCGCCCCGGTCTTGATCTGTTTGAACGCAATGCCTGCGTCCGTGATGTCCGTGTAGCGGATTGCCAGCACGTCGCCGATGCGCTGCCCGGTGAGAAAACAGAGGTCCATCGTAACGCGCAGCTTCGGCGTGGCCTTCGCGTAGATGCGGTCGTATTCGTCCTGGGCCAGCAGCCGGTCGCGGGCTACCTGCTTGACTCGACCTATGCCGACTGCCGGGTTCGTATCAAGCAACTGATGCTCTAGAGCGTACTGGAACACCATCCGCAGCACGGATAGGCACTGATTCGCCACACCGGGCGTTGACGACAACGCCATGCGGATCTGCACAATGTCTCGCTGAGTCACTTCTTCCGGTGAGAACTGTTGCAGGATCTCGGCGAGCTTCCGGCCTGCACCTTCGTATAGCTTGAACGTGTTCGGCTTGACGTGCTTACGCTTCGCCTCTAGCGCCATCTCGATCAGGGCAGGCATTGTCCCGGCTGGACGTGTGTACGCCTTGCCGTAAGCCTGTAGGGCGGTCGGGAGGTCGCGCCCAAGGTTGCGCCACTTACCTCCGCGAACCAGCCAATACGAGCCGTGGCGTAGGTAAACGCAGGGCGGGAGATGCCGGTCTGTTTTCCGTGGACGCATCGAGGTTCCTCCGCAGCACGACTAGGGTGCCGTCTGGACGGGTAGTGTACGGGATGGACATCGCTCGCAGCGCACGAGCCTGGGCGGATGGCTTGGCCTTGTGGGTGAGGTCGGCCAGTTCGGCGTCAGTCAGCCACATGGAGACACCTCCGACGCGGTCAGCCGCTCGCTCACGATGCGCTCGCCTCGGCCCGTAGCGCGACGATCGCATCCTGCGGCACCTTGTAACCAAGGGAGCGCAAATCTTCGAGCTTGTCTGCCGCCTCGTCGGCAGTGTCAAAAGCATAGTCCTCGCCGTCATGAGCCAACCCAATCGGCTCTATCGTGGTCGTCTTAAACCACACTTTCCATTGCGCATAGTTCGCCATCACCTCGTCAACGGATCGTTCCATCGCTAACTCCATCGGTTCCGGCTTTGGCTGGTCACTAACATGACGGTTCGCTGCGACATGCACTATGAACCCACCGTTGCAGTGTGCGTAGCAATACACGTCGCTTCCATCTCCGCTGCTGCTGAATCTACAATAGCTCATCCCGCAGCCCTCCGCAGTTCGGCCGCGATGGCGAGCATTTCGTGGTGATCTGCCCTTAGCCGCTCTAAGAGCCATTTGCCATCAATGAAATGTGCATCCTTAATATCTTTTGCTTCGCGCTCCAGTATTTCAGCCGCGCGGATCATGGGTTCTCGTGATGGCATCATCGTCTCTCTCAGGCGTCGGCGGGTTCGGGCGTCGGATCAGTCGGCGCGGACAGTGCGGCCTTGCGGGCATCCTTCGCTTCCGTGTAGCAAGCCATCAACGACCGATCCTTAGTCGATGCAATCGCGGCCTTGAATGCGGCCTTCAGTTCGTCCATATCGGCGGCGGCATTGATGAGTCCGACGTGATCCACCGATGCGGGCCGATCCATCTTGCGCACCGATGTCGCGGCCTTTTTCCCGCGCGTTGTGGTCAGCGATACGCGAATGTCGGCCTTGATGTCGGTCATGTGGCTGATGCGGATTCCTCCGACTTGCTCGCCACCGAACTTCACTTCCGGGTCGTTGTAGAGCGTCATCGAGCGCCCAATCCATTCTGCGGCATTCACGCCCCAGGCATACGCCAACAGCTTGCGCATCGTCTTGCAGGGCTTGTACGGGCGTCCCTTGTCTCCCTCATAGTAGACGGACACCGGCTGCTCGGCGCTGCTGCCAACCTCGACGCGCGTCACGGTGATGGTCAGATTGTCGGATAGCAACTGCTCGGCGTTAAGCTGGTCGCTCTTCGGGATAATCGTGCTGCTGATGTCGATCACTTCATTCATATTCAAACTCCACCTCTCCGTTGATGTACGAGGGCAACTGCAACGGCTGCTCCTCAAGATAACGACCGGGCCAGCTATTCGTCTGTCGGCATGTTTTCACCGCGCGCAACAGTTCAGCCACTTCCTCTGCTGCAATCATCAAATCATCGCTGCCGACGTTGAATATCGAAACATCATGCGGCGCTTCCTTCTCGACGGCCACGATCTTGACCGCGTTCGGAGCCCATCCGAGTCCGTAAGTGATCGCGTTGGCGTAATGCGCAAGCTGGAGGTGATACGCATACCGTCCAGCCGCAGACCCGAATCGGCGAGACTCCGCGCTCTGGCACGTCTTCAAGTCGATCAGCATCCGGCGCTCGGGAATGATCCAATCCGGTCGCGCCTTGCATGGCAATCCGGTATCCGGGTCCGTCCAGTAAATCGCGTGTTCAAATAGACCGCCGTCGAGGTAGTGCGTCACAAGCGGATGCCGCTTGACTGCATCCGCCATCGCTACTGCGGTTCCGATCTCGTTCGGCTTGAAGATCGTCTTCCCTTCGTTCGCCACTTGAAATTCCTTCCACGCAGACCCGCGCCGGTCACCGTCTTCCCATATCGCGTATTCAGCCTGGAACTTCTCAGGCTCAAACACGAGCGTATGCGTCAGTCGCCCCATTGCATAAGCGGGCGTGTCTTCGGTGCCTTGCGTGAGGCGATGCCGGTACACGAGCGGGCTGTCGCGCATGTATTTCAGCGTGGACCAGTTAACCGCATCCGATGCGTAGTAGCTGCTGTGGGTGTATTCGCTCACAACTGCACCCGCTTGCCGACCTTCGGCGCACTGCATTCCACGCTATCGACGATCGGCCCCCAGATGCCTGCTGTGCTGAACAGCCACAAGCACCCGATCACCGCCACCGTTGCTATGACTCGGTCGATGCTCATGCCAGCCACCATGCGAGCAGGATTGCGCCGAACACGAACGCGCATCCGAGTCCCCAGGCTACAGCGGCACCCGTCGGCGCGTCGTCGTCGATGCCGCCGACCATGCCTGCGTCTTGCATGCTGCGGTTCCATCTGAGCGTATGGTTGCTGGTGTCCATGCTGCGAAGCTCCCTTAGTTGGCGGATGGTTTGGGTCATCGCTCATACTCCATCAGATTGTCGTAGGCCATTTGTTCGATTTGCTCATGCAGTTTTTCGGCGCTATCGAAGGCATTGCTTGGCAACTCGTACTCAAGTTCCATTTCACCCTCTGGCGGGTAGCAATCTTCCGGTGGACCAGATAACCGCCCGGAATCTGAGTAGCCGCGCCACTTGACGAGGATGGGCACTTCTTTCCCGTCGTCTACTTCCACGTAGAACGTGAATTCACCAGAGCCTCTGCGTATCACGCCGTCACCTCCGTCAACGCTGCAATCCGCTCGTACCGAATGAACAGTTCCGGAAACGCCGCCTCGATTCGAGCCCGGTTTGACTCGTCTGCGGCGAGCCATGCTGCTGCTAGGGA